TCGAAATCGCGCTCATGTCAGAACGCTCGCTCACACTGAACGCAGTATCATAACTCTGGATCACATACTCGCAAGCAGGAGGATCATCCTTCTCCCAACGCTTCCACCACTCACGCTTGATAATCGCGCCCTCTTCCGAGGTCGGATTCTGCATGTACTGGGCATTCCACTTCGCCAAAGGAATCGTCGCCTTGACAGACTCCAACTCCTCCAGCTTCCAGTACTCAGGCCACAAAGGCTTGCCACTCGGCAAGATCGCAGGGAACTCAACAACCTCCCACTTGTCAGCCCCACGCTCCGCCTGCTTCTGCAACACACGCGACACCAAGTCCTTGATAGACCAGCGCGTCATCACAATGATAATCGCCCCGCCCGGCTGCAAACGCTGCCGAGGACCAGACGTGTACCACTCGTAAACCTTCTCTAACTCGCTCGGGCTCAACGCCATCTGTTCAGAAATCGGGTCATCAATAATCGCCAAGTCAGCACCGCGACCAGCCAACGCGCCCCCAACACCGACCGCATAATACTCGCCTCTCTTATTAGTGCTCCAACGCCCACTCGCCTTAGCATCCGACGCCAACTTGACACCCGGAAATACCTCCCGAAACTCGTCGCTCTCAATCAAGCCCTTGACCTTGCGACCAAAGCCAACAGCCAACTCCGCAGTGTGCGTCGCCTGAATGATCTTCTTCGTCGGGTCACGACCCATCAACCACGCAGGAAACAAGAAACTCGCAAACTCAGACTTCGTATGCCGAGGAGGCATGCACACAATCAGTCGCTTCAGCTTCCCCTCAGCAACCTCCTGCAACTTCTTCGCGTAAACACGGTGATGCTCGCCCTCAATAAAACCGGGCCAAACATGCTTCACGAAAGTCATGAAGTCCTTCTGATTGACCTCCTGACTCTCAAGAGCCTGCAAACGCTCAAGCATAGGAGCTACAGACTGTAGCTCCTCCGCACTCAGAAGTTTGCTTAAGTCACTAAGCTCATTCATCTCATCAAGCTGGACAGCACACTGTCAACAGCACGGCTCAAGCTGTCCCCAGACATCCCACCCTGCAACTGAGACATCCGCTCAGCACTGGTCATCGTCGGACGCGGACGCATCGGAGGGACCTCAACAGGCGCACGGCGCGCAGGCGTCAATGCCTCTACAGCACGCGCGACATCAGCCTGTCGTACCCCCCCTTTTTGCGCAAGATTCGCAGGACGCGGAGGAGGTGCCGTAACAGGCCCACGGCCCTTGAGAATGAAGTCAACATAGTCCCGCGTCTCCTGAATGTCAGGAACCCCACCAGCCTTCCTCACGCGACCAACGCCAGCATTATACGCCGCAACAGCCTTCTTCTCATCACCGCCAAACTCGCGGATCAAAGCACTCAGATACTCCGCACCAAACCGCAAACTCTCATTCGGGTCCATCGGATCGGCCAAAGGCGTAACCCCAAAACCAGGATCTCGCGCAGTCGCAGGCATCACCTGTGCCAAGCCCATCGCACCCTTCGGGCTCCGAGCCATCGGGTCAAAGTTGCTCTCGCGCAAAATCAACCGCTCGAACATGTCAGGCCTGATCCCATACTGCTCAGCCGCAGCGCGAGCAGCCGCACGATAGTCAACCGCGCCACCCTCCTGCATCTGCCTCGGACGCTGCTGCAAGCCAAAGAAGTTCACACTTGGCAACACATTCCCAGTCGAACCAACAGGCACAAACGTAGTGCCACCACCGGGAGTTACCGTGATCCGGTCAAGGATCTCCTGCAACGTCTCACCAGAAGAAAGAGTCGTGTCAGGCTTCTCTTCCTCTTTCTTCTCCTCCTCATCAAGCTCAACAGCAACAGGAACACAAAGGTTCGTCACAGGATCGCGCTCATAACCCTCAGCACAAGCCTCGAACACATCCTCACCATCATCCCCGCGCGCAGCAGCCTCAGCCTCATTACGAGCCATAGTCTCAGCGGTCCGACGCCGATAATCAGCCAGAGCATCAGCGCCGTACTTCTCGATAAACGCCTCCTCACCCTGCGTCATCAAGAGCCAGCCCATCGCAATATCGTCAGCAATCCCGCTAAAAAACCGACCAAGGCCGTCAAAAAAACCGCCCTGCTCAGGCTGCGTAGTAGGAGCAACAGACGTTTGACCACCCGTTTGAACAGCAGGAGGCATGTAGCCGTAAACGTCACCATACTCAGGACGAGATAGGCCAGCAGTCGGGACATTCCCCATCAGAGACGTAATGTCAGGACGACTCATCACAGGACTGACATAGGCAGGAGAAACATCCCCATACTCAGGACGAGATAGACCAGCAGTCGGGATGTTGCCCATCAAAGAGCTAATGTCAGGACGACTAACAACAGGACTGACATACGGCGCAGCAGGCAAACTACCACCCGCAAAGCCGCCGTCAGGACGGCCCATCACAGCAGACCCAGTAGCGCCTTGAATCGCAGACCTGATCGCAGCCTCATTCGGCACAACACCACTCGGAGTCACACGACCCAAAGCCGCATTCGCCAACTGCTCAGCAACGTACGAACGCTCTATCTCACGCGCCAGATTCGGCGTGTCGTCGTCACGGTCTTCACGCCAACTCGATCCGCCAGAAACCTCACGCGTTACCTGCGCAGGCTCCCGCGCAGGCGTAGCAGCCGTGGTCGTCCGCGTAGACGTATAGGCCGCAGGCTCTCGTGTCGTCTGCGCCGCAGTGCTCGTAGAACGCGTCGCAGCAGAACCAGCAACAGGACCAGCCGCAGCCATCGTGCCCCAGCCGCTTAACCCGCCAGTCTGCATATACTGAACCGGAACCATCCCCCCGCCACGCATATACTGAACCGGAACACGCCCGTAAAACATCGACCCCAAGCCACGGTTCATCATCACGAAGTACCCCCCGGGCGATACAGGCCAGCACCAGCAACAGGATTGGCCAACCAGTCAAAAACATTCACACTCTCAGGACGAGCAGGCAAGTCTATCGAGCCAATCCCACTCGTAATCCGTGCCTGCGGCGAACCATAGTACGTCACAGGACGAGTCCCAAACGCATCACTCGCGCCACGCGTAAACGTCGGAATCGTCCCCATCGTAGGCTGATACGACGCACCCTCAGGCATCCCATACGACGAAGGCTCCAACACACCAGTATACCTCGGACCAGCATACGCAGCCTGCAAGTCACTCAACTGCTGACGCAACACATCCAACTCACCCTCATAAAAACCCCTCTGCTGATCCAAAATCCCACGGTCAGCATAAATGTTCGTAGCCTCATAAGGGTTAACACCACCAGCAGGAGCACCGCTAACCACACCAGCAGGCATCCCAGCGCCAGCAATAGGCTGGCCACTCAGCGAACCAGCATACGCGCGATACGCATCAATATTCCGCGCAATGTTCGGGTCAGACTCCTGTAACGCAGCATTATAAGCAAGCTGACGCTCGTTAAACATGTTCATCAAACGCGCAGACTCACTCTCAGGATCAACACTCGCAGCACTCAACTCAACCATCGCACGGCTAAAATCGCCCGCACTCTGCATCCCACCCAACGCACCAGAAGCCTGCATCACATCAACCATGCCCTTCTGTGCACTCACCATGCTACCATCCGCAAAGCGAACAGTAACCATGTCACTCCCCAACTGCTCATTACTAAACGGCTGGCCAGCACCAGCATAAGAAACGTCAGAAACAGTCACCCCATTAGTCTTCAAATACTGGTTCTGATCCGCAATCGAACGAACATCCTCAAGGCCCAAAGAACCACTCGTCCGCTCGCCAGACAACAAACCCTGACGTAAACCCTCAACCTCCAAAACCGTCCCGGGACGCGAATACGTCCCATCCGCATAACGCATCACAAACATCCCGGGAACAATGTCCCCAGCACTGTCACGAAGAGCATTCATTCCAACAGGGCCACCCTCCGGCTCACCCCGCGTCGTCCCAGAAGAAGGAGCAACATACGTCCCAGCAGGAGCAGCCTCATAAGCACTAATCAAAGACTCATAGCCGGGAAGAATCTTGCCAGTTTGCTGATAAGACTTAATCGCAACGTCGCCAATGCCGCCGCCGCTAACAATTTCATCAAAAGTCTTCCTGAAAGCAGCAGCAGGATCACCACCCTTCTGGTCAGGAGGATCAGTCAGCAAACTCTCATAGCCAGACCGAAGCAAACTACCAGCATCATACGGCTGATAACCAACACCCTGAAAACGCCCCGCTCGCTCACCAGTAATCCCAGCAGCCGCTACCGCAGCGTCAATCTGATCCTGCGTAACACCAAAAGACGCAGCATTCTGAGGCGTCAAACCAGTCAACGGCAAACCAGCAGCGTCAACAACCATCAACTGGTTGTCATACATCTGAATACGAGGAGCGCCGGGACCACCAGCAACGTCCCTCACATCATAATCACGCGCAACAGCAGTAGGCGTGTAAGCCTTAGTCTCAGGATCGTAAAACCTCGGGTCCGTCGCAATCGGAGCGCCAGTCGAATACATCTGACGTGTCGCCTCCTGCGTAGCCTTCAAAGGATCGCCAGAAGACATGATCGCATCCCAGTCGCGAATGTCCACATTCGACCCAACAGACCCATACAACGCCTGAGATGCCGTAGCAGCGTCAACACCCGTCGCCTCCATGAACTCACGCATGTTCGGCTTCGCAACACCGCCACCCTGCATATACTGAACCGCACCACCCCCACGCATCATCGCTACCGGCCTCGGTATCGACGCATCCATCATCCCACCCGGAATCCCACTCGCAAAAACATCAGCAGGCATCGCTCCCGGAACAGGACCACTCGCAACAGCCCCAACCGCAGCGCCAAAACCAGCACGCTGCGCAGCCGTACTCGGCGCAGGCAACGTCCCCAAACTCGCAGGACGACCACCCTGAGGCGGAGGACCACCCATCGGACCACCCATCGGCATCGGCATCGGAGGAGGCATCCCACCCATCGGCATCGGTGGCATCCCCGGCATGCCGCCCATCGGGGGCATGCCCGGAGGAGGACCCATCGGAGCGCCCATAATCCCCGGCATCTGAGGCATCATCCCCGGCATCGGTTGCGGTCCAGTCCTCACAGCCATCTCAACACCCCACACAAAGGCCAGCCAGCCAACAACAACCTAACACACACACCTCACGCTGACAACTTCTCCAACAAACCGAACTCAATCATGCTCAATGCCAACATCTCATTGCTCCCAAAGTAGTAAACCCCACCATTCCACTCGCACATCTCCATCGCTACACGCCTCCGAAACGCCTCCTCCGAAGTCCCCGGAGCCAAGTGCCTAGCCCTCAAATGCCCAACAATCTCTCCAAACTCACCCAACTCAACCTCAAAAGGTTGACCATACCTCACCACATACCGCGCCATCAGACTTGTCCTCCATATGCTACAAGTATGGGGGTTTTAGCATACTGTGGGTAGAAGGGCAACGGGTCAGTCGGGGCGGGACTGAGGACCAGACAACAAGCCTTCCAACTCGCCCTGCGACAGGTTGTTTGCAAGCGCCTGCTCGACATCCGCTGCGGTGACGCCAAGAAGGGCAGCAGCGCCGCCTATGCCATACATGCGGACGATGCTGATGAGGCGGTCGTCGAAGACGACATAGTTGCGGGAGCCGTCGCCAGCGCCGCGCGAACCTGCGTCAAGATAGCGGATACCGGGGATTCCAGACCGAGCCGCGTCTTTTACGTTTGTGGCCGAATGCACCGGGTCTTGGAATAGTCTGAAGCCAAGGTCTTGCCCTGTCATTCCTGTCCAATCCGAAAGACGGCGCGCCTCGCTATCCAACTGCCGAAGCCGCTCAAATTCCGGTGTCGGGCTGTCAAAGAAACGCGACAGGTCGCCGTCTGGCGCAATCCGCGCCAACCCGGCGCGGACCTCATCCTTCATCGCGGCGATTTCTTCGGGGGCTGCATATCCAAGTGCGCGCGCCACCTGAGGCTGCTCACTCAGCGGCTTGTCCCAATCAAGGAAGTCCTCGGGATCGGCGTCAATGCGGACTTCATACATGCGGCCAAGTTTGTCAATAGCATCCTTCAATGCTGGGCTGGGATCGTAATCATCAAGCGACCCACGAGTCGCTGCTGTAATAGCCTGCGAAGGGTAATCAAAGCCAAGCCAGTCGTTATTCTTTAACTCCTTTAAAAATTGCGTTTGATCTGGCGTAAAATAATTTTGCTCTATAAGGTCATCAACTTCTTCAAAATCAGCATCGGCTGGCAATTCTTCAAGAAATTTGTTTTTAATGTTTCCATAAGAAAGACGCTCCCGATACCCGCGCGCCACATCTTCCGCCTCAGCAAAATACAGCCCGCGCCCGTAAGCCTGCGCGCCCTCTCCGGTGCCAATCTTCGACATATCGAACCGCTCGAACGTGTGCGGCGAGCCGTGATAAGCGCGGACGCCTTCACGAGCAGGAATGCTAGAAACAGTCTCTCCAGAAGACCCCAAGCCACGCCTAAACTCATCACCACCGCTAACCATCCGCGATGTTACGTCAGGCAACATGGAGTTAAAGTCGGCGCTATACCTCTGCTTCGAGCCCTCAAGGCGATACGCAGACATAACATCAGGCAACGCATCCCTCACCAAATACTCAGCGTCGCCCAAAGCCTCATCGCCAAGGTCACGGCGCGCAACCTCGTCTCTCAACGCAGAGCCAAAGCGGCCAAACGAAGACGCAATCTCAGAGGGCTCATGCCCATACTTCTTCAGAGTAAGCCTATCAACATTGCTCATGTTCGAGAAATACTCACCCAACTCAGACGACAGCGAACGCAACTCGTCATCACCCAACTCGCCAAGCTCGCGAATGTACGCATCAGGATCACTAATCATCAAGTCAACAAACTCGTCCCGCGTACGATCATAGTCCCTTCTCAAGTTAAAAACGCGAGAACTTGGCTCAAAAATACTCTGCCGGATCCGTTCAATTTCAGCACGGCGCTCACCAATCATCCTCGCAACCTCATCCTCACCAAGACGCCGTCCAAAAGCGTCAATGTCGTCAAAATAACCACGCTCCAAATCAGAAATCTCACGCTCCAAGCTGTGAGACCGAGCACCCGGATCAAGTGCCCTCATCTCCTCATAAATGCCCTCTATCCCAGAACGAAGGTCATTAATCCGAGACAGACCAGCGCCAAGCCTCCCACCACCCCTAGCACCAGCACGACCCAAGCCCTCCAACATCTCGTCAACAGGCAACGCAGGCGTCGCAGCAGCCGCACCTAACCCAGCCAAAAACTCACGGCGAGACATGTCCATCGGACTACGCGAAACCTCAGGCGCACCCGTAGGCGACAAAACCTCCATCAAAACCCTCGCCGCATCCTCACCATACGGCGCAACAGCAGAAACAGCAGGACGAGCAAGCCTCGAAGCAACAGCACTCGCAACACCCGGGGCAACAAAGCCAGCAGCATTAGTCACGCCACCAACAACATCACCCTCACGCACATCCTTCAAATACTCCCTGTACGCAGAAACAGGGTTCAACATGTCAGCGCCAGCCAACAATGCACCCAAGCCCTGACGCAACTCAGGAGGGATGTACCGATCCACACGGCGACCAAACAACGGGTTGCGATATGTTTCTTCGGCCATGTCGATACATCCGCCAAGGGACCCAAAACGCACAGTAACACAAGGGACCCAGAGACGCAAAGGGACCCGTAGGGACCCGGAACACCATAGGGACCCGGAGACTCAAAGGGACCCGGGCGTTCGAGGGGGACAAGGTGTAGAGAGAGCGTGCCCGCTTTCCCAGAAAAGGGGGGGTGCCCGGCCCGTTCAAGCCCGATTTGCCCCGACCCGACCCGACGCCAAGGGACCCGGCCCGACCCGGCGGGCAGGGTGAAGCCCGGGCGGGCAATTGTTCGCCTGCCCGGGCAGGGCCGGCGCTATGCGCGCCGGCGGGGGGCAAGTGCTTCGATCCGGTTTTGCCACCACTCGAATGTGTCATCGTCCAGCCCGGCCCAAATGCTGGTCATCACTCCGTCGCGGATGGCTGCCGCTCCGGTCTGGGTCGTGGTCCAGCGTTCGCGGATTTCGTAGCGGGCAAGGTCGTCGCCGTCTCCGTAGGCGTGGCCGTTCGCCTGCTGCGTGTGGGTGATGATGGCGTCGTCGCCATGCTGGGTGCGCATCTCGCTGATGCGGGCGCGGATGTTCACGGCGGTCGTGCCGGTGATGGTCATCAACTCGCGGACGGTCGCGCCGCCCGGGGTGTTGCGGCAAGCGCGCCAAATCACGTCAATGCGGCTGCCTGCGCGATAGGGCCGTTCGGGCGTGACGTGCTCGGTGGTGACGGTCGCGCTGTGGTCCAGCCGCTCGGTCGTGGTCCAGCGGATCAGGTTCAAGAGGAAGAGAACCCATGCTTCGACCTTCTCGAACTCGGTGGTGCCTGCTGCCTGCCTGAACTCAATGGTGCCTCTGCTCCACGTCGCAAGGTTGATAGTGCTGAACTTGCCATTGGTGGCGGCGGACAGTTCGGCGATAGTGCTTGCGGCGGTGATGCGCGCAAGGCGGTTGGTGAGGGGCTGGCAATAGCGGTTGTTGGTGCGGCTCGGCGGGTGCATGACGTCTATCAAGGGCTGCGCGGCGGTGTAGCGTTGGACTATGTCGCGGACGGCGACGGCGCCCAGCGGCTCGCCAAACAAGGCCGGGACGGGCTGGCGATTGTGCGCTGCCTCTATGCTGTGGCGGCTGAATGACGCGGGCGTGATGCCATCTGCTAGGGGCGCGTTGCTGATGTGGACATGGAAGCCGCATGCTCCGTTCACGTCTGCGCCTATGCTCGAAAGGGCGTCCATGACGCTGCGGATATAGCGCCATGCGAAGGGGCAGGGGGCAAGCGGGGGGAAGTTGATTTCGGCGGTAACGGTGGGCGTCGCGTCGGCTTTCACGGTCATGCCCTCTATTGATGCCTGCGCGAAGGCTGCCTCTATCAGGCGCGGGGTGACGTTGCTGAACTCAAGTTCTATGCCGAAAGCGTGGTGGGCCATGGTCTGTGCTCCTGTTGCTAGCGGCGGGCTGCCTGCCTGCCGTATGATTTTCCTAGCATGTGCTCGGCATGTGCTCAAGCGTAATCTTTCCTTTGTTTTCAATGGGTTAGCGTCGGCCAGAGGCGAACAATTGTTCGGGTTCGTTCCTGATTCGTTCGGGTCGAACGTCGGACAAGGGTCGGACATGGGGCTGGCGAGATCGAGATCGGACGAACGTCGGACAAAAGAAAAGGGGCGGATTGCTCCGCCCCGATCCCCGATCCCCGATCCCGATCAAGCGGCTTCCGCAGCCGCAGCCCGAAGATGCCAATCGTCAAGCCCGAAGTCCCGATACCCCTCTTCGATCATCCGATAGTAGGCAGCGGAAGGCTCGGCAAACCGATCCTTGCGGTTCATCTTGTAAACCCACCAGCCCCCGTTGATCTGCTCCCGCGTGTAAAGGCGGGGATACCCTTCGAGGTGGTCGAGCGCCCGAAGGCAAGCTGGGGTGATGGACCAGAGGACGACCGGGGCCACGCTGTCCCGATCCCGAATAATGTCAGCCACGCCCCGAAAGACAACCCGATGCTCGGGGAGATAGAACCCCCCGAGCGGCTCGGCAGCGGGACATCGAACCTTCATCGCGTCCCGATTGGTGTTCATGCCATAGGCCATGTAAAGCATCCGGTCGTTCATGCGTCTTCCTCCGAGCACTCGGCGTCGAAAGCGTAGGTCGAAGTGATAGCGCCCTCGTCCTCACGGCCCTTCTCGAAGATGTCAACGACGACGCCCTCATCTGTGACATGGATACGGACGCTAAAACCCTTGACTGTGAGCCACATGTTCTTGTCCACGAGCGTGTAGTCTTTGTCGTGCAGTTCGTTGCTCATGCGTCTTCCTCCGCCTCTGCCCGAACATAGTGCCCGGCAATCTCATACCAGTTAACGGCAGACAGTGCCGCGTTAAGCAAATCGACAGTCAGCCCGCCCTCGACGCTGCCCGTGTCCATCTGGACGGTTTCCTCGGTGTAGTCCTTGAGCGCCTGCGACAGTTTGTATTGATCGCACGCGAAGCTGTCGGGCTGCTCCTCCGCATAGATGCGGAAATCCTCACCGAGCCAAAGGTTGACAAGCCACGTCTCGTAGTTGGTCCATCCGTTATAGTCAGCCATCGTTGCCTCCGTTTGCTAGAACGTATGCCTGTTATATGCCCGATCTCGGCATACGTCAAGCACAAAAAAAGACCCCACCGAAGCGGGGTCAGGCTGGCAGTCTAGGAGGGTCCGACAGAGCCTAAAGCATGGCGCGAACAATTGTTCGTGTCAATGGTGCATAGCTGTGTGGTATCCAGATACCCCATCCCGAGCCCGATGTGGTATTATGATACCGCTACCCGAAAGGCCCGATGGGGGTGGGGGAGAGGCGCATTATTCCCCCCTCCCCCGATCCCCGGGTTCAGTTAGATTCTGCTAACCGCTGGTCTTCGATCCCGATGATGTTTTGTTCGGGTTCGGCTGGGGTTACATCGACCATGCGATTTTGGGCCTTTTCCATGACTTCGCGGAGTTTCGCGATGATCTGTTCCTTAGTCATGGAATCGACGTTTTCGTGGGTAACGTGCGACTTGTTGACGAGCAGTCCGGTGGCTTTGAGGCGTAGTTCCTCGGCTTTGATGGCGGCTGAGATCTTGCCCTCGCGGAGTGCTTGATCGCGCATGGCTTTGAGGTCGCGAACGGACTTTTCGATTGTGACCCCGAACTTGGCGCGCATTTCGTCGCGCATTTCTTCGAGGCGTTCTTGGATGAGCGGGTTGTTGAGTAGCTTGACGGCATAGACGTTCGGGTGGGCGAAGCCTGCGTCTCTTGCTGCTGCGGTTTGTGTCATGTCCCGATGCAGATAGTTATCGAGGAACTTCTGCTGCTGTGGTGTGAGACGCTTTCGGCCATCTGGCAGTGGTTCCCCTACCTTAGGCATCTTGCGTCTCTTTCTTCTTGGCTTGGTTGTAGGGTGCGTTGCGGTGTTCGTATGGGTCGTCTGAGAGGTTGACGAGTTTGTAGGATTCGAGTTGTGAGGAGTATGTTTTGTTGTCCTTGCAGGTGTAGGCGATGAGGTATTTCTGGGTTCCGTCTGCGCGAGAGATGTAGGGTGTTACGTTGGTGACTTTGACGTAGAGCTTGGGCTTGGTGTTGTCGTTGTTCGGGAAGGTCCAGAAGATGTCCCCGATGTTTGGAACGTGTTTCAGGCGCACGGACATTCCGTTTGGCCCGATGGGTTCTGCTGCTGCGAGTTGTTCTGGGTGAGCGAAGCTGTTGGCTCTCCGCTGTCGATAGATGTCTGGCTTCTTGTGCCCGTGCTTTGCGAGTGACTTCGAGCAGAGGCCTGAGGAGTAGTAGTTCTTGTCTTCGTCTTGGAAGGCAATGACGTGTGTTGTGGTTTGGTCTTTGGCTCGGACGTATTCGGCTACGTCTGTGACGACGAGGAAGAGCGGGATCTTGGCTTTGCCATAGGATGTAAGGAAGGTGTCCCCGACGCTGGGGGTTTCCTTGAGATCGACCTGTCGATCTTTGTTGGTGGATAGCGGCTTGGGGTATTTTCTGGCGGGCATTGTGTCTCTCCGATGCTTGCTGGCGTTCCGGGTGCCATGGCGGTCGCTGCGTTTTGCCCTGCTTCGACTGCCGTTCTGGAGTTATGGCATCTGTGTTCGGCTACGTCAATCCCGTCCCCGGGACGAGTAACCCCGGCCCTACGGCCTCCGGGGGTTACATCCCTAATAGCCCATTAAGGGCTAGGGATGTAGGGTGTTGGAATGAAAAAAATTCTCAAAAATCCCGAGAGTTTTCTGGCACATGGGCCTTCTGTATCAGGGTTCCATTGTTCTGGATTCCAACCGTTTTAACTGTTTCTGTTCAGTGGCTTACGAAAAAAAATCATTTCACCCCGATTAAAACGTGCATCTTCATGCGGCTGCTGGCCTATCATTTTTTTGGGGCACATGTAGGAAAAACAACAACATGACCCTTCTGTATCAACCCCCTACATATCGCTAAAACGGAATATGTAGGCCCTCCAGACCCCCTTGACATGCTCGTTTCGTGCCCGTAGTATGCCAGTATCTTGACGATTCTAGCAGACGACAGGAGACGCCGATGCGACAACGTGACGCAGGTAAAACCTTCAAAAAGTGCGAGGAGTGTGACGGCACTGGGGAGGTTGAGGTTGAGTATGTCCGTGGTTCTGGCCCGAACGCTGACTTGGCGTATCGCTTGGACGTGTGCGAGGAGTGTTGGGGTTGTGGGGAGGTAGAGTGTGATGGCGACGCATGAGGAGCCTTTGCCCAAGTGGCTGGAGGCAGAGTGGAAGGCCGAACAATTAAAGCATGGAGAGGTCAATGAAGCTGGTAGTGTTGACAGTGATCGCGAGCACGAGCGGGACGCCGGATCTCGGCTATGTAGGGCTCTATCGGGACATGGATCAGTGCAAGGAGATGCAGGGGATTTATATCGATCACCTCGATCCTGACGCGATCATGGTGTGTGACCCCGTGACCAAGAAACAGGCGGTGCTGATTCCGCCGCCGAGGCCAGAGGGCCTGCGTGTAGCGCGTCAGCCTGTGCTGATCCCGCCGATGAGGCCGAGCAAATGAGCGAGGAAGTGAAGGAAGGAACGATCCGCGTGGTCGAGTGGACGCTCGACTACGACGCTGGGCCGCTGATTTTGTCGAACAATTTCCGCTGGCGTCTTGAGCAGTATCTCGGAGGTCAGTGGGTCGAGATCCCTGCGTTCCATCTCGACCGGGATGGGAACCTGAGAGAGGGCCGGCTTTACCCTATGGAGGCGAGACAATGACCGAGGCGCAAGTAGAGCGGGCCGTGATCGAGGCTTTCAAGGTGGTCTTTCGGAAGATGCGGGAGGGGAAGCTGTGAGCAAGAAGCACTGCCCGCTGGGCGAGGACTGCGACCTGACGCTTGCGTGGATGATGGGCGCGGCTGACGCGCGCGACAAGGCGAAGGCTCGCATCGGGGCGCTGGAGGCCAAGCTGGCGAAGGCGGAAGACTTTGTGCGTCGAGCGATACGCTATGCGGGCAACAACGGTGATGATTTTCTTTCCGACAAGGGGCGAGAAGCTCTCTTGGAATTGAGAGGAGATAACGATGAGTGAAGACCTCAAGCGCGAGATCCAAGAACTCCAGCAACAGGCCCAGTTCTGGCAGGAGCGCGCTGAGTATTGGCGTGACCTGTGGAGCAGGGCCGCGAACCGGCTGTTGCAAGTGGACCCGGAGTTGTCCGGACCGATGACGACCAAGGCTGAGGAGATCCACAGGATCGCGCAGGCTTTGAAGAACCCAGATCCGTGGAAGGATGTGTGATGGCAGAAGGCCACTACCTGACAGACGACAGCGACCCCCGCATCTGCATCATGATGGACCAACATGTATTCGACGCCATCAATGCCCATGCGAACAGATGTCGGGAGCCTTTCTCGAACGTAGCCCGTGAGCTACTGCGGTGTGCGGTCGAGGACGGGAAGCTGGACGAATACTACCCGAGAAGGAGGAAAAGATGGAAAAGCGCGTAGACGCGGAAGGCCTGATGAGACTTATGGAGCGGACATTGAAGTCGCTCGTTCAAGACCTCGGAGACGACGCCCAATTTGTGCGTGGCTTTCGCTTTGCCACTACTGTTGTAAAAATGGAGGCAGAGAAGCCAGCCACAGGAGACGCATCGTGCAAATCGTAGTTCCGGCCTACAATGTGAAAGCGGATCAGGCGACGCGGTATGAGGCGCAGATTGCGGTTATCATGCACATGCACAGGGACAAGGAGATCAATCGCTTTGTGAGCGAGAAGTTACCTGAGGCTAGGCCTAGGGCGATTACCCGTGCGAATGTGCCGAAGTTGCCTGATGGCGAGAAGAAGGTTGTTGGCAGCGCGAGGGGGAGGGAGAACAATGCGACGGACGAACTTGTTCTGAAGGCTTTGGCTGAGCGTGAGATGTCGATTGCGGATATTTCTGAAACTGTAGGTATCTCTCGCCAACTTGTTCGGCATGTGGTTGACAGGCTGTTGTCTCGCAAAGAGATCACGCGGAGAAATCGTGCGAAGAAGGTGACGATGTTTCGTCTGGCTGAGGATCTGGATGATGCCTAAGGAGCTTAGGAAGAAGGATCTTGTTCGGATTATGGAGCAGATGCCTGAGAAGATGACACCGAGGGATGCGAGCATTATCCTGTGCGCGATTGTGAGCAACTACGGGATGGAGGAGTCGTTTCCGTTGATTGTGACTGCATCTGCTGTGGCGCTTGGGCTGGCTGAGGTGGTTGACAAGAGCCAGATAAACTGAGTATGTTTTATGCCGGGAAGGGGCACATACCATTCACATCTTGGGTGGTCGGGCCGCGTATCCAGTCCTGCGCCACAGTCTGATGCGTCGCCGTGTTCCTTCCTAGCTTCCCAACTGCTTGAACAGTTCGCTGATCTTGATGTCGTCTGCGTTGATGCGGGCGATGATTTTTTCTGCGTCGTGCGGTGCGTGACGGAATGACAGTCTGAGGATGTCCATCCAGTTGACGTTGTTGCGTGATCTGGTTTCTTCGATCTGGTTGATGATGAGTTTTCGGCGCAGGTTTTGCGTGCGTTCGATTGCGAGGAGGCGCGGGATTTCCGTGTCGATGTCGCTGTCCCACCCGGAGAAATGTTCGGGGAGATCTGAGGTTCGGTGGTAGGTTCCTCGTCCGATCTGTGGGCGGAGGAAGTATGCTCGGTTGATGATGCGATGGATGTTTTGTTCGAGCATGTCGTGGCCTCTGGCGATGAGGCGATTGTAGGTGTGCTCGAAGGTTGTGTCTGTGTTGTCGAAGACGACTGTTTGCTGATCGAGAATTGGTCCTGTGTCGATGTGAGCGTCTAGTTTGTGGATGGTCACGCCGGATGGTGTTCCGTCGTAGTGCGCCCAGAAGTTCGGATGTGCGCCCCTGTTGAGCGGCAGGAGGGAGATGTGGACGTTGAAGGCGTCGCAGGTTGCGGTGTCGAGCAGGGCTTTGGGGATGATGTGCCTGTATCCGAAGCTGATGATGATGTCGTAGGGTGCCAGTTCAGTGACTGGATCTGTTACGCAGAAGGTCTTGTGGCCTTTGGCGTTTAGGAGCGGTGCGATTTTGAGGGCCTCTTGGCCGAGGAGTAGGGCTTTCATTTGATGTGTTCCCATGTGACGGGTGTGTTTGGTTGCGCGTCTTTCTTGGCTTTGGTGCCTTCGACGAGCCAGTCGAGATGGGGTGGCAGGCCGTATCCGGGTCTGACGCTACGGAAGTGTTCGGCTGTGATGGTTTCGCCTGCGGAGACGGGTTTGACGAAGTAGAGTGATCTGCGGAAGACCCTGCTTCCTGCTTCCTCTGGCTTGTCCTCGAAGCTGTAGTGGAGTGAGTTTGCGGTGTCGTCGAGATCTTTCCGCAGGGCTGCGAGTTGTTCGGGTGTGATGGAGAAGTGATCGTCTGGCCCGTGGCCGTTGGGGTCGAGGGTGACGTGCTTCTCGATGTATTGTGCGCCGAGGGCAGTCGCTGCGATGGCTGCTGTGTTGTTCATGGTGTGGTCGGACAGGCCGATGGCGCAGCGAAAGCGACTTGAAAGCTCTTTGATGTTCAGGAGGTAGGAATGTTCGGGTTGCGCTGGGTATGCGGAGATGCAGTGCATGAGCACGATCTCTTGTGTGTTGCTGAACTTTGTCCAGTTTGGCTGGGTGCTTTTGACTGCGTTAACGGCGCGTTCGATGTCTGCGAGGGTTGCCATGCCTGTTGAGATGAACATGGGCTTCAGGGTTCTGGCTGCGTAGGAGATGAGTGTTGTGTCTGTGATCTCGAAGGACGCGATCTTGTAGGCTGGGCAGTCGAGATCTCGGAGAATATCGACGGAGGACTTGTCGAAGACGGAGGCGAACAAGTTGATCTTGTTCTTGCGCGCGAAGTCGAAGAGTTCGGGCATCCACCTTAATGGTGTATGGGCTTCGGTGTAGAGATCGTAAAGGTTAACGGATCTGCCTCTCCAGTTAACCTTGAAGTCTGGGGTGTCTGCTTTGAGTGTGATGGTATCAGGGGTGTAGGCTTGGAGCTTCACCATATCTGCGCCGTTTTTGGCGCATTCGAAGATGAGTTCCTTTGCGCGGTTGATGTCGCCGCGATGGTTGCCTGAGATTTCTGCGATGATCTTTACCATGTCGAGAGCAGTGCCTCTGCTGCGTTCCAGTCTGCTGGTTCGTCGATGTCGATGGTGTGCTTGGGCATGATGTAGGCTTTTGTGTGGACGCTGATGATGGGTGTCTCTGAGAGCCAGATGTGTGCTGCTGCCCAGTAGAATTGGCCTGCATCGTGGTAGGACTTGGTTAGGTCTTGGGTGCGCTGGCTCATGGCTGCGGGGCTTCGCGGCATGACGTGGTTGTCTTTCATGAGGTGCAGCGAGCGTTCGATTGGGTGTGCGTATTCTACTGCTGCCATGATGAAGGCTGCGTCATTGGACGACAGGAGCAGGTTATGACTGCCGATGAGATGTTGCGGCTTGGTGAAGACGGCTGTGGGGTAGAGGCAGCAAACGGGTTCTAGGTGTTGACAGCCCACTTCTTCGATGGCGTGCGCGATGACGGTCTTGGTTGAGGTGTTGTCGTCGCACAGATGTTCTGGCCTGAGGAGGTAGTGGATGTCGCTGTCCTTTGCGATGTCGATGGCTTTGGTGTCGTCGGTTGTGACGATGATGTCGTCGAAGATGCCTGACTTCTTTGCGCTGTGGATAATGATGTTGAGGATTGGGGTGTCGATGAAGGTTGCGGTGTTTTTGCCCGGGATGCGCTTGGACCCTGCGCGCGCTGGGATGATGCAGATTGTCATGTGTTGGCCTTTACGATGCTGATGACTTCTTCTTGTTCTTGGTGGGTGAGTTGTTGGTGGAGTGGCAGGCTGACGGCTTCCTTTGCGTAGCGTTCAGCTTCGGGGAACATTTCTGGCCTTGTGCCCATTTTTTGCATGCGGATGGAGTAGTATGGGTGTGAGTAGATTGGCCTGTAGTGGAGAGGCGAGTGGTATCCTGCTTGCTTAAGGGCCTCTCTGATGCCTTCTGCGTTCGGGTGTGTGATGATGTGGAGATGGTGTGCGCTGTGCGCGGTTAGGCTGATTGGTTGCTGGCGAACATGCGAGTGGAGTTCATCAAAGTATCGCATGGCCAGTTCCTTGCGGATTTTGATGAAGGTTTCTGCCTTACGGACTTGGGAAGATCCGAGCGCCGCTGCCATGTCTGTCATGCGGTAGTTGTAGCCTAAGAGATACTGATGGCCGTTCAGCATGCCGTGGCTACGGAAGGCTTGCATGTATTCAGCGATTTTTGGGTCGTTGGTGACTGCCATGCCTCCTTCGCCTGTTGTGATTGGCTTGACGGGATGGAAGCTGAAGACGGTGATGTCTGAGTATTTGCATGATCCGACAGGCGTTTTTTCGTCGTAGCGTGCGCCGAAAGCGTGTGCTGCGTCTTCGATAACGCGCACGCCGACTGTTCTGGCAAATGTTCGGATCTCTTTCATGTTCGCTGGCATGCCTGCCATGTGGGTGACAATAAGGAAGTTCGGTTTGTTTTTGCTGGTTTGCAGTTTGTCCCAGAGGGCTTTGGTTGACATGTTGTAAGTATCTGGGTCGATGTCCACGAAGTCCACATTTGCGCCGCAGTAGAGGGCGCAGTTTGCTGTGGCTGCGAAGCTGATCGGGCTGACCCAGACAGTATCTCGTTCGCTTACGGAGAGTGCTTTGCAGGCTGCGTGAAGTGCGGAGGTTGCTGAGTTCATGGCGACGCCGAAGCGTGCGTTCACGGCAGCGCAGACATCTTTCTCGAATTGTTCGACTGCTGGCCCTTGGGTGAGCATAGGCGAACGGAGGATCGAGGTGACGGCTTCGATGTCGTCTTCGTCGATCTGCTGACGGCTATAGGGTTTCATGTGCGAGCCAGAGCTTGAGTTGTTCGGACGTCATCCAGTGTGCGTTGTTGTCGCTTGTGTAGAAGAATGATGGTGAGACAGCGACGCCGTCCTTGATGCGCGTGGGATCTAGGTGCCAGTCGTAGATGGCTGGCAGGATCTTGAAGTAGTCTTGGTATTCGTAGGTGTATGGCGCGTCTTCGTGGCCAATCATTTGTTCGTGCAGTTTTTCGCCGGGCCGTGTGCCGATGATGTCGAGCGACGCTTCTGGCCGAATTGTTCGGGCTATCTCTACGACCTTCATGGAGGGGATCTTGCGAACATAGATCTCGCCTCCGATTGAGTCGTTGAGTGCGTGCATGACGAGATCCACCCCTTGGTCGAGGGTTATCATGAAGCGTGTCATGCGGATGTCTGTGATGGGGATTTTAGTCCCCACGAAAGATTTGAAGAGCGGGATGACTGAGCCTCGTGAGCCCATGACGTTGCCGTAGCGCACGACGGAAAAGATTGTGTTGCTGTAGGAGTTCGAGGCGATGAAGAGCTTGTCTGAGCAGAGTTTGGATGCGCCGTAGAGGTTGACGGGCGAGGATGCCTTGTCGGTAGAGAGGGCTACGACCTTCTTGACGCCGCATGTTGTGGCTGCGTCGGCTACGTTCATCGCGCCGATGACGTTGGTCTTGATGCACTCGAAGGGATTGTATTCTGCTGACGGGACGATCTTCATGGCTGCGGCATGGATGACGTAATCGACGCCGCGCATGGCAAGATGGAGACGCTCGCGGTCACGAACGTCTCCGATGAAGTATTTGACCTGTGGGTGCTTCTTGGCCATTTCCCACTGCTTCATTTCGTCTCGCGAGTAGACGATGATGCGAGCGGGTTTGTGGGCAGATGCTGCCTTTACGAACGCTTGGCCGAAGGAGCCTGTGCCCCCTGTTATGAGAACGGTGGCATCAGTCAGCAGGGTCATGTAGGTCTTCGCCTTTCTTGATTGCTTCGACCAGTCGTTGGATCATCAGCGCACGATCTTTGTTCCAAGGCGTCTTGGGATCGTTGAAGATGATGTCTGCTATGGCGGTTATTCGGTCTAAGCCTTTGATTGCGTTGTCTGAGAGTTCCATCAGTCCCACCTTGCTTCATTTTCGAGGACGAGAACTGGCCCGTAGAGCGGTCGACCAAACATGTCGCTGGCCTTCTCGTTGATCGGCAGTTGCTTGATCAGACCTTCCTCATCGACGAGGACTTGCACGTCGCCGACATGGATCATCTCGACCCATCCGCCGATGATGCTCTGAGCCTGTTCTAGAGAAGGACGCTCCTCCCGCGTGGAGAGAGCGCCGAAGAATTGCATAGCCATCTGTGCCTCCTATGTTGCTAGCATGGGAAACTTAGTAACTTATTCCACACAAGTCAAACATTATCTCGTGCGGTCGTGGGTTGATATTCACCGCGCGAGAGGGGGCCACCGGGAACGCCGAGGAACTTGGTTGCACCGCTGGGGGTGAGGGCCTTGAGGATGACTTGTCCTGTGGAGAGGAGGTAGTCGAGTTCGGTCTTGATGGTGGACTTCGACCACGGCTTGAGGGCGTTGATGAAGATGTGATCGTTGGACATGGTCTGGATGACCTCGTGGACGCCGTTGCGGCCTGTCATCATGACTGCCTCGCCATTGTTCTCACGCAGTTCGATGAAGCCGATGAGGGCGTTGCGGCGCATGTCTGTGTTGCCGCTGGCTGTCTGGGCTGCGAGCAGTTCGATGCTGCAATCCTTGAGCAGGCCTGTGTTCATGTCGCGCACGAAGTGCCGGATCTCGCGGTTGGCTGGGCCGTTGGATTTGACCACTGCCCCATCGAAGCAGATGTTGCGCGAGAACGGGATGTTAAGGAACTTGCAGAACTCTCGTGCGGTCTTCTCTTCGACTTGCCAGAGGGCGAAGGCAGCGCGGACGCCATCGACGATGGCTGAAGTGCCACGGATCAGGTTACGGGCTTGCTCCGGAGTTGTGATGGGCTCGCTGTCCTTGATCTTTGCCATGTGATGGTTGACCATGACGGTAGCGCCGGTTTCGGTTGCCATCTGGGCGAGCATGCCCATGAATGCTGCGCCTGCCGCTGGATCTGCGTTTACGTCTGCGTGGACGAAGGAAGCGAGCGGGTCTGCTACGAAGAGTGCGAGGTTCTCGATTTGCAGGATTTGTTCATAGAGGCGAAGGAACTCCTCCCCCATGGCGTAGGAGTTATCGACCTTGACCATGATCGGAAAGACGCCGCCGAGGTTCGGCAGGGGGATGATGTAGAGGTTGTGCTCGAAGTTGAACCTGTCCCCGTTCGGGTCCAGACGTTCGATGCGGCGATGGATCTCGTCCTTGTCGTCCTCGGCGCAAAGCAGGACGACGTTTCCAAAGTGAGAGACTAGGCCACCGAAGGCGAACTGCATTGGCTTGCCTGAGGCGATCTTCATGGCAAGATCGAGGGTCATCATGCCTTTGCCGCTATCGCCTGCGGCAGCGAAGACGACGGGGACGCCAAGCGGCAGAGTGCTGTCGATCAGGAAGTGCTGTTCGGGTGCTGGGCCACGGAATTGTTCGGAGATCAGCAGCGAGTTGTCGAGGAGGTTGATGGGCTTCTTGGTTGCCTTGTTCGGCGCGTTAACGAAGGCCGCGATGTCGAAGCCTTCAGAGATAGCGTCGGAGGCGTCCCACTTCTCTGGCTTGCCCCGTGGGGGCGTTAGCATGGTGATCGAACGCGCACCGGCCCTTGCAGCGAGTTCCTGCACTAGCTTGGCGACCTTGGCACCGGATGCGTCGTTGTCTGGCCAGATGATGAGTTCTTTGCCTTGGAGCGGCGAGAAGTCGTAGCTTGGCGCTGACTTGGGCGAGAGCATGCCTGCACCGCCGAGGGTGCATGTGGCGACGTAGCCGAGCTTGTTGAGATCGTCGGCGCACTTCTCTCCTTCGACCCAGATAATGCGGTCAGCGGTGTTGATGCCGGGCAGATTATAGAGCGGACGGATGTCAGGCATCTTCGGGTATGGGCTACCCTGAGAGAACTGCCGGAACTCTTTCTTGGGCTTGCCGTCAGAGCCGAGGACGGGCTGTCCGTTAGCGTCTCTAGCGATGTATCGCCGCACGATACAGATGATCTCTCCATCGACGGAGGAGTAGATATGTTCGCCATCGTGGGGCGTGTTGATGTCGATCTGCCGGGACGCAGTCGGGGGAGAAGACGATACTGTCTCGGGGGGCCTGATGGGATTTTGGGGCGGGGCTACGCGAGGCGGTGCGACATCGCCGATGTAGGATCTGTAGTGGCTGACGACCTCTTGGAACGTCCAGCCGCGTCCTTCCATGAGGACCTTGCAGATGCCGCCGACACCTTCGCCGGATGCGAAGTCTGAGCCCTGCATGAAGTGCGGGCTGTGCATGGCGATGTCGATCTTGAGCGATTTGCCGGGCTCTCCGTTGAAGGAGCCAACTGTAAACACTTCGCCTTTTCGCTGCCCTTGGGGAAAGGTTTCGAGAAGGTCTGAGAGTTGCACTGAGCGCGGCACACGCTCGCTGATTAGCTGGGCTAGATTCTTGTCCCCGCTAGATCTTGTGTTGCCAAAGGGGATGATCGACATTATATTGTTCTCGCACGCTTCTTTTTGGTTGGGTGACTGGCGGGGCTTCGGCCCTGCCTTTTTTTATTGGCTATCCCAGCAAGTTTTCTGGAACTCGCACATGCGGCAGGCGAAGTAGTCTTGCGTCTGCGCAATGCGAGGCAGGATGTCATTGGCTTTTGAAGCGGTCAATATGTTTGCCGCTCGGTCGCTGATGCGTTGGGCAAGCTCGGCATCGAAGGGAACGAGTTCGTAGTAGATCTCTGAGGTGTTCTTGTTGACGACAGTGAAGAGCGCAGGGTTCTCTGTCAGGTCCATGTAGGCTTGATAGATGGCTATCTGCGCTGCGTAGACGGGATTGGCCTTGGCGACACCATGTCGCACGAACTCGTTGAACTTCTTGTCGCTGGCTGTCTTGTTCTCCCAGAGGCATGGGTAGCCGATGACGTTAGGACCGCCGCAGATCACGCCGTCTATGTGCCCTGCGATTTGGTCTTCAGCGATGGAGAAGCCGAACTGCTTACCCTTCGAGTCTTGGGTTCTGAGATCGAAGCCTGCCATGCGCAGGACCTTGACCATCTCGTCTTCCAGAACATGTCCGAGCGCGAAGATCCGCAGGGTTCTTGCCGGGAACTTTTTGTCCTCGTCCACGGGGGCATCGAGATAGCGATACTGGATCTTGCGCGAGCATTCGTCGCCCAAGGACGACGCGCCGATGTAAGCACGTCTGGGTTTCTTTTCGTGATCCGCGAGGATCGCGGCATCTACCAGAGCCGACACTTGTTCGGCTGTTGGGTCGCTAGAACGGGATGCTTGTAGCTGGCCAAGTGCCAGTTGACTCAACGTAGGTGCGCTCGATGGTTGCGAGGTCATGCTCATCCTCAATCTTGTTGGCTTCTTGGATACCATAGATGAGGCTGATTACCTGCTTCTCTGTCAGATCGCACAGCCTTGTTTCCCATCCGAACTTGCCGAACAGGAACGTGAGTTCTTCCATGGGGCCGTTTCTTTGCACCTTGCTTTCGATTGTGGTCTCGAAGGGATTTTGCATTTCATCTGTCCGGGCTGTGGAGTGGGACGATATTGTTCGGGAGGTCCTCGTTCAGATGGCTCAGTGAAAGCATGGACTGTCCTCGGATGAAGACATTGGCCGTGCAGTACATAATATCATAGAACTTGGAGAACTTCCGGCAGTGTTCGTCTAGCAGGTTGACTGCGCGCTCTTCGACAATGTCTTTGTCGTAGTCGTCTTCGACAAAGCACATCACAGGGTCAGTGAATGCCCTGATCTCGCCTGACGGCTCACGGATTGTGGTGACGATATGGACCTCAATCCTTGCCATTGGTGGCCATCTCGCCGCCGAGGGCGCTGTAAGCTGCCTTGTCGATCCATGAGTCGGTATGTTCGAGGGTGACTAGGATGCGTGAGGTCTTGAGCCAATCCATCATCAGAGCGACATGGGCGGGCGTCAGCTTGCCGTGCGTCTCGATGGCGCGCCAGACGATGACGTTCCATCCGTCAGCAACGCGCTGGTGCATGGATAGTGCGTCGCCGTAGTCACGGGCGCGGTCGCCGTTGATGAGGTCTTTGGCCTTGTCGAGGATCTCGTCACGCTGCATTTGTGTAGCCCATCTTGTTAATGATGCTGTCGATTGCCTGCCTGTTCCACAGATAGTTCAGCCAGCACGCTGCCTTGTAGCGTGTCCAAGAGTAGTCCAAACGCCCAACTGTGACACCTTGAAGCGCGAGAAGTTCTCTTTGCTTTTCGCTTACGGACTCGTCGAGCCAACGCTTTGTCTTGCTGGCAGCTTTGCCATTTTCCACTTCACGCAGGAAATCATCTGCTGCCGCTGTCGCCTGCACTTTCGTGCCGATTGAGACGACGCGTGTTCTGCCGCCCTTCTCCTTGACGATGGCGATGCAGGTGTCCTGTTCTGTCTCGATGACGATGCCGAAGCCATTGAAGCCTGTTGCCATCTTGCATGCGCCAGTGCCGAACGGGTCGATCCAGCGGAATGGAGATCTGCTGATGAGGTCGATCTCGGTGAGTTCAAATGAGTGAAGTTCTTCCTTCTCGTCTGGCGCTGACGACTTGAAGAGGTGTCCACAATTCTGACACTCCTTCGCGTTTTGAGGGACGAGGAACTCGCATTCTGGGCACTCCTTTTGCGGAGCCAAGCCCATTTCTCTTCCGTCATTGCCGTCGAGATCTACGTCATCATCCAGTTCCCCATGGGTCAGGATGCTCGTGCCGAAGTCGATGACGATGCAGTCTTTCTTGATGAGCCCCGGGTGGATCTCTGGGTCTACAGTCCGCAGACCCCTGCCGATCATCTGCACCATGGTGGCTTTGTAGGAGCATGGGCGCGTCAGGATGACGCAGGATACGGGCTGGGCGTCAAAGCCTTCGGTGAGGACGGCTACGTTGACGACAACTTGTACGTCGCCAAACTCTAGGTCGTGCAGGATCTGCTTGCGCTCTTCTCTTGGCGTGTCGCCCGTAACTGTCTTGGCGTTGATGCCTGCGTCTACGAAGGATTTGCAGACGCCTTCTGCGTGAGCAATGGTGGAGCAGAACACGACTGTCTTGCGGTCGCCAGCGAGTTCATCCCACTTTTCCACAATGGCGTCGTTGATGACGCGCTTGTTCATGATCGCTTCGACTTGGTCCATGTCGAAGTCTGAGGCTACCTTTCGCACGCCTTCGAGTTCTGCGCGCACACCCAAGTCGATGACGTAGGCTTTTGGCGGAACGAGGAAGCCTTCACGGATCAGCGTTGTGAGCTTGATCTGATGAGAGCAGTTGGTGAAGACGTCCTTGAGGCCTTTCTTGTCGCCACGATTTGGGGTTGCGGTAAAACCTACAACTTCGGCATTTTCGTTGTCCTTGCGGACAGCTTCGATGACCTTGAGGTATGTGTCCGCTGCGACGTGGTGGCTTTCGTCGATGACCACCATGTCGAACTTGGGGCGCTTGGACAGGTTGTTCTCACGCGAGAGGGTCTGGACCATGGAGAAGATGGCATCGCCACTCCAATCCTTCATGGTTCCATCCACGATGCTCGTGGTGATGTAGGGGTTCACCTTGAGGAACTTGGCGCGGTTTTGGGCCACCAGTTCGTCGCGGTGTTGCAGGACAAGAACGCGCTTGTCCTTCTTATGGCGCTTGCCGATTAGGGCTGAGAGCATGATCGTCTTGCCTGCCCCTGTGGGCGCAACGACGATGGTGTTCTTGTGTTTGTCGAGAGCCTTACAGGCATCTGCGACAGCGGCTTGCTGATAAGGACGCAGGATCACGGGACATTCCTTTTGCTAGAAGGATGGTGGGGGATTAGCGGCCCGCGTCCCCCGGCGCGGTCTAGCAGGCAGGAGTTGCCATGCCGCTCGTTATCTTTTGGCCCAAGCAGGGACAGCGCCAGATGTCATCATCTGCGGCTGCTGCTGCACGGGCTGGGGCGCATATGTCTGCTGCTGGAACGCAGGCTGCGCCGGTACATGCTGTGTATATTGCGACCCATCGCGCGGCAAGTAGCCGTTGTCCTTGGGCGTCATGGCGACCATCAAGCGGTTGGTATCCTTGTAGCCGTTGGTGCCTTTCTTGATGCCAACCTTGGCGCAGATCTCCACGCCGTTGAGCGCACCAACGCCGGGAAGGTTGCGGGCCTGCTGGGCCTGCGGCGACATGTCCGAGGGATCGAGCCCTGCGGCGCTGTCGATCAGGGCCTTAAGCGTGCGCAGACCAATCTCCTTGGCCTCGGGCATGCCGGATGCGCCCAGCTTGTCGCCATCGACGAAGACCTTGTCCCAGAACTTGCGGCGGTCGTAGGGTCCACCAATGACAGTGAACTCCAGATCCATCCACTTGGCCTTGGTTTCGCGCGCGGCCTTGAACCAGTTGCCTGCTCCATACTCGGGCAGGGAGATCTCGCCCGGCTTGATCGACATGATAGCGCGGACGATAGAGCCAGCCGGGATGAGGTCGAACTCACGCTGCTCGCCAGCGGGAACGGAATTGAGGTTAAGCATCGTCAGATCCTTTAGCTAGTGGTTTGGGTGGCGGGGTCAACGAAGGTCAAAGGCCGTGCGGCTTGCGGCACTCCTGACCCCATTTTTGCGATGAGCTTTCCGAGATGAGGTTCTTCCAGCACATCTAGTCTGCCGCTTCTGTCTTTAGCGGGGTATCCCCACTGATTGAGTGTTTGGCACACGAATGCCCTGTAGGGGCCTTCGTCGCCTGCCATGACCGCCATCGTGATGACCTCGTCAACGATGCCGGGGAGTTCGCGGCCAGTCTTGCTGCCCTCGATCTGCAAGTCGTATTGCTTGCGGCCATACTCGTCAACACTCTCGTCGAGGATGCCAACGAAGATCACGTTCTTCGAGCGGATATGCTGAAGGTGCGTCAGCCACGCCATCATCTCACGCCCGTGCATGCCGTAGACTGCGCGGGTGTCTACCTTGCCAGTGCGGTCACTGCGATTGTCGGGCTGTTGCGCGCACCAAGTGAAGCAGAGGCGACCGGCCACAGTGATGGAGTCGATGAAGAGCGATTCGTACTTGTTCATCATCTGCTCGGGATCGCCGTAGAGTTGGCAGACGTAATCGTAGTGGGCTTTTGAGTAGGCCTGATCTTCAGAGAGCGACGGGTTGAAGCCGCCGAGGAAGCAGGCGAAGTCGCGACACTCGATCCATGTGCGCGGGCGAATGACGTCCACCGGCCATCCTTCGATGGCTGCGTCGCCAGCTTCCAAGTCCATGAAGAGGGTGGTGTCGCTGTCGAGCGTGCGGGCGAGGGTTGTCTTGCCCACACCGCTCTTGCCGCAGACCACGATCTTGTGGCCGCGACGTTCTGCCATGCGCTCTTCGGCAGAGATGATCTTCATCGCCATGTCATTCCTCCTTGAGATCGACGCTGAACGAGCCAATGCGCGTCGTACGGGCGGGCTCTAGGACGCGCCGGATATGAGGCGGCGCCATGGTGTATTTGCGCTCATCGACTGCGAGCGTCATCTTGGCATAGTGCTGGGCATCCTCTTCGCTCATCTCGTTGAGCGCCTTCATCAGGATGCCTTGGTCCCACTCGACCTTCTTGGTGACGACCGCCTTGATCTCCTGATTGCCCTCAGGGATGTAGACAGTGCCGAAGTCCTTGCCTGTCGTGGCCAAGATGTCCTTAGCCTTCGTCAGATAGGCTTCCTCAAGCTCTGTGTCGATGCGGTCGATGTCCTTCTTGAGAGTAGCGATGTGCGACTTCAACACCTTACGCTGCTCGAACAGATCAAGCATCTTGCTCATGTTGTGGCTCCTCGTTGCTAGTGCCCATTACATGGAATAACTTGCGAGAAACGTCAAGAGGTTTTTTTGACCACGTTGATCTCGATGCCGAGGACAGCCTGCATGAGCTTCTTTTTCAGTTTGAACTCAGGGGTTTCGACGCCCTTCGCGTCCTCGACGATTGGCTCCCATGTGCCGTCCTGCTTCTCGCGCTCGTAGGAGAAGTCAGCGACATAGGTGCAGATGAGGACGCCATTGACCGCCAGCTTGTAGCGCGGCTGTAGCTGTAGGCTACGAACAACTCCTGCTCGTTCGAGAGACTTCAAGTATCCATAGCGTTCGGACTCGAACTTGGAGGCGAAGCGGATGCCATCGACGGTTGTCGGCTTTGCGCCGTATTTGTGCCTTGACCTAACTGTTATGGGATTATATGTTCGCGGCATGTCTACTACATGTGAGGAACCAGCATGAAAACCAAGTTTAAGTCCGTGGGTCTGGAGATGCAAGCCTACGAGAAGCTCAAGGAGCTTGCGGAGCTTGATCGCCGCAGCATCGGGCGAGAGCTTGCTCTCATAGTGGACACTGTGCATGCGGAGCGGATGACCAAGAAGCCTGTCCGCGCCCGCGTTGGCCTTGCAGCCGTCACCGATTAAGCAGGGCTGCGCTTCCTAGACCGCCGAGAAGAGAGGCTGCGATGGCAGGGTTTTCTGTGGCCCTCTGTCGCAGCGACTTTTCTATGGCAGACTGTCTGATACCTTCAATTGGAGACAGCGGCCTGCGAGGTGTCTGTGCCATGGGCTGGGCGGGCTCAAACATGTTCGCGAAAGAGAAAGCCTCAGGTGGCTGAACTCGCGGCACGCTGCGTTCATCTGGTCCGAAAGACTCAACCACCGGGCGAGCCGCAGACTGCCTAGCGACGCGAGCACCAACATCCAAATTTTGAACCGCGCGACGCGCTTTCTCTGCCATTTTCGCGGCATCAACGCCTTGCTCAGCAGCAACTTCATTCATCATTGAAATGATGGCTTCGCCTCTGCCTTCTGGCGATGCCTCAAGTTGTCTGCGCAGCTTGATGTAACGCCGAACGGTTTCTGGGTCGCTGAACATGCGAGACAGGAAGCGGAATCGACCCATCTGAAGAAGCGTGTTCACAGGGTGACTGAAGATGCGAGAAGTAATCCCAGCAGCGGCAATGCTGCCCTCTTTCGACAAATCTGAAAGAGTTGCGAGGTCGTCAGCGAACTGCCTAAGGCCACTGAACGTGTCTTCCCCAAGGATGCGCTTCAATACGCCGGGCTTGTAGGAGTCCACGACTTCTTTCAGCGAGTTCGCGTTAGCTTTGTTCGAGAAAACATCAACTGTCACAGACTGAAGGATGTCATCCAGAACATATGCTCGGATTTTTTCTTTGATCTCTGGAGTATCTTGGAAGGACCGCAAGATACGCACAGTCTCAGAGTCTGTCGTGCTGGGCGATACGATTTTGCGCGCAGCATCTTCAGGCGTGAGAACGCCAGCATCTATGTCACGAGCCACTTTAGCCGAGAGCGCTTCGTCCAAGTTGACCTGTGCCTCGTTAAGGCGCGTAAGCGTTGTCACTATGTCAGCGCCGGGATCTTGCGCGATGACTTGATCGAGGATCTCTCGATCAATTTTACGCTGTCCGTTGAACGAGACAGCGCGTGCAAGCCGTTGCACGCGATCCCAGTCTTCCCCAAACAGTTCCTTGCCAGTTCCTTTCAGCTTTTTGATCTGCCTATAGAACGTGCCACCGTCAAACTTGTTCGGGTTGTTGAAGTCAACGTCAGAGGCTTCAAGCGCATCATCAAGGTAACGCTTGGCAAGCATGTCTCTGATGACCTCAGGGTTGTCGGTAGCATTGAGCACAACCTTCAACCGTTCTGGGGAATCTGGCTTGATGACTTTCTCGAAGAACCTATCAACGAAACGCTGAGGTTCTTTCTCTAGCTCTTTCAGCGAACGAATGATGTTCATCTTCTGAAGTTCATCAAACCGCTTCATGCCCTGACGGAAGTCATCGTGCGCCTTGTAGAGCATTTCAGATGCTTTGGACATGAGCATGCGCTCACGACCAAGAAGGCCGGGGATGTTGTCGAGGATGTTGGTCTCGCCCAACATAGCGTCAACAATTTCTCGAAGTTTGGTGACTTCTTTGCCGCCCTTCGTGCTCATGCCTGTGTTGAAGTAAGCGTTATCTGTCAGGAACTTGCGAAAGTTCACCAAGTTCTCGAACGAGGCCATTTTGCCGAAGTCTTCGACGATGCTGTAGGCCTGATCGACAACAGGGTCCAAAAGGTTTCTGGAGCCAGCGCGCTCAAGGATGTCCTTCAACGTCGAGTTCAGTGCGCCAGTGTCAAACAGTTTGACAGTGCCGCCCTCTTTCATGATCTGCCTGCCGTTGCGCAAAGTAACAGGGACTTCAACTTTCTTGAGTGTCTCAGTCACCATGGCGTACTTGTCGCGTGTGATTTTGTCGAAGTTATCGAACGCAATCCTGATCTCATCCAAAACTGCACGATTGAGGTCTACGCCTTCCTCAGCGCCCTGCCGAAGAACCTTTACGCTGTCTGTGATCGCTTCCAGCGCGTCTTTGCTGTTTTGATCCCTGATGACCCGCAGTTTGTTCAATTGACCCGGAGCCAAGAACTGTATGGCCTCTGAAAGCTCTCCAAGAGGATCAGCGCCAACGCTTTCCAAAAAGTCTGCTTTGCGCGCGAGAGCAGTCGAAGTGTTGTTCTGTATTCTGGCTGTGTTTTTGCTGACGTTTTCCAGAAACTTTTGCTGGAACGCGATGAACTGAGGGGCTCCTGCCAGTTCAAGAGAAGGAGTGAACCCGCGCCCTAGAAGCCCTTCAGCGCGAGCCAACTGCTCTTCAGTTGTGTCGATGCTAGGACGACCAAGTCGTCTGGCAGCGCCTGTTGCTGAACGCGCAGCGCCACGCCCAATCGCGAAAATAGCGCCGCCAACAAGGTCTGCGCCAGCGCCGATAGCACCCTCTATGGCCACATCTTTTGCGACCTCACCAAGAGTTTGCGTCTGAACGCCAAGCAATGTCTCAATGCCCTCTTCAACGGCTTGCGCGCCAGCACCGCCAAGGCCTGCACCAGCAGCCGATCCAAGCAAGCCAAGCGGAGCACCTAAAACGCCACCAATAACCGAGCCTGCGATTTCAGGGATAGATCCGGTAATGTCAGCTACATCGCCAAAAGAGAAGCCCTCGTCTTCTATGACAATGTTTTTGTCGCTAGGGGCCATGCCTCGTTCTTCTTGACCTTTCGGCGTCAAGGCAAGCCGCCCACCCGCGTCTCTTGTGTAGCCGCCTGCGCCAACGATGCTTTTGAGAATGGACTCCTTGTCGGACTCCGTCTCACCAAAAGAGATCAGCGCACGCAGACTTGAATCTGCGCCAGTCTTGTAATCAAAGGCGTCCCTGTCGATGCCCTGACGTTCATCAACTAGTTCTTTTAGGCTCTTGCCTTTGTTCAAAGTGGAAAAAGCTAGGGAGCCGATAAGATCTGATACACTTTGATCGTCAGCGTTTGATTTGAGAGCACGAATGGCCTCAAGCTGCTGTCGCTCATTGAACGAGCCAGAACGCAAGCCGCGAAGAAGAATAAGCTGAGAACGCTCGTCCATTACATTATCCCCAATGCTCTCAAGCCCTCTATGCGCTCAGCTTGATCTTCTTCACTCAGTTCACTTTGGCTAAGAGCCTCGCCAATGTTTCGACCAGTATAACGGTTAAGGTTATTAAGAGCTTGTTTAATGTCAGCTTCTGCGCCCAACACAATGTCGTTGAACAATTCCTCAATTTTAACAGCCATCTCTCGGGGGTCAGTGCCTGCCTTTAGCTCGCTAACAATCCTTGCGACACGCTCGCGGTCGCCGTCTGAAATTGTTTTGCCAGCTTCTCCAAGAATTTCTGGAGCATTTTTTGCTTGGAGCTTTTCCAATATCATTTGAATGCGCTGACTGTCAGACATGTTTTCACTAAATTGAACGCCAAAAGCTGATGCGTAAGCGTCTAGCTTATCAAGGGTAAATGTGAATACATTCTGCCCCTGAACAAGCATACCAAGTTCAGCAAACCGTTCTTTTGCTTTTTCATTATCGCGGAACATGCGGGCAAGAGCTTCATACTGCTGTTGACCATCACCAGAAATTATGGGCCTCCCATTGGGGTTTGTGTTTGGATTGGGGTCAAAAACACGAACCTTGAAGATGTCGTCTTCTGCCCCTTCAAACAGAGGAACGTCCCTACCGGCGGTCAAGTAGAACTCTTTTGCCTCTGGAGCCTTCATGGCTTCATTTACGATGGAAGACCACGTCGAGCCGGGCAGGATGTCGTACTTGCTCGTGAAGTCCTTGTTCTCTTGGAGCCTGCTGAGTTCTATAGCGTTAAGAGCCTGCAAGCTGCCTTTATCCACGTTCGCAAGAAACCCGCTTACGCCATCGCTTTTCGGCACGATGTAGTAGCTGCTGCGATCCATCGCGGCTTTGCGCATTTCTTCACGTTTCGCCGTATCCGCCGCGCGCATCTTGAGGGCATACTCACCAGCCGCGAGAGCATTTGCGCGAGTTTCTTTCTTCGCAGCCTCTAGGGCTGGCAGAGCCTTCTCGCCAGCCTCGCCAATCGAGCGCAGGATGTTGCCCACGTTGAAGCCGCTGCCTGCACGGTTCTGCATGAGCGCAAGGCCAAATGCCATGAGCGCGGCGCTCTTGTCAGGCTTGCCGCTGATGTCGATGCCAGTCGCCGCAGCGAACTCTTTCTTGTAGGCGTCGATGTCGCGGACCTCGGGGAGTTCTTTCCCAGCGGCCTCCATCGCAGCTTCGATGGCATCCATGAACGCAGTCTGAGGATCAAACGTAGGCGCTTCTGGCGCGGCTTCAGGAGCGGCTTCCGGCTCAACTGGCGCTTCTGGCTCGCTCCGAACAGGAGGGGCAAAACCGCCGCCAACACCCGGCGTGCCGACACCACCACGACCACCCCGACGACGGGTGACTTCCGCCAATACGTTTGCGATCTCAGTTCCCATTTCAGGGCCTTCAAGCGCGAATATATCAGGTGTTCTAGCTGCCGTAGCTCTCTCTGCCATCAGTGCTTGCACCAACTCGCTTGGCTCACGTCCTTGCGGCGGAACGGCAGCAATTGCCCTATCACGCTCGATTTCAAGATCAAGCTGGCTGGGAGGGATGCCTGAGATCATCTCTGGCCCCTCAACATCGAAGAGGCCACGCCTGACACCAAGTAGGCCTGCACGTTCACGGGCAAAAGGAGACACAGCATACGTTGCCAGTTCGTTAGGCGTTAGCGTGACATTCGGGACTTCCATTGCAGCCGGGACGGGTGCGCCACGAGACCCCGGCCTGCTAATCGCGCCGAGTCCGCTCATCATCCTGCGACCTTCTGGCGTATCGCGAAGATATCTCTCTTGAGCTTGCTGCCGCGTCAGCGTCCGATCAACCATGTTTGTTCCTCACTGTTGCCCGTAGACGCCCTGAAGCGCGGTGTAGGCACCAAGTCCAGCAAGATAGGGGTTCGTCGCAGGCTGTGTCTGCGACGTGTACTGCGAGTAAAGCGATGCGGAAGGCGTGCCAGAGAGGACGCTATACGCATAGTTGTACGGAAGCAGTGCCTGCTCAAGGGGCCGCATTTGCTCCTGCCGCGCCAGATCCAGCCCTTGCTGCCGATACGCACGCTCGGCTTCGCCGTAACCATACATAGTTGCAAGGTCAGCCGGAGCGAGTGCTGAGTAGACGCGGCCAATGTCAGCAGTCGTCCCGCCGAGTTGGCCGTACTGCTGGCCAAGAGTGCCATACTGCGTGCCGATTTGGCCGAACGATTGTCCGAGACCGCCAAGTAGGCGACCGGCCTCAAGGGCTCTGGTCTGCGCCTGTTGGAAAGCATTCTGCGACGACTCAAGCGCCTGACCGTAGCCAGCCTGACGCAGTGCCGCTGCTTGCTTCGCCTTGGTGTCGAGGATCGCGCGCTCGACCTCAGCAGCCTGTAGGCCCTGACGAGATCCGCCGAAAGCACCAGCATTGACCGCCTGAGCAGCGGCGCGCTGGCGAGCTACATCACCCTCGCGCTCGATGTCAGCCATCGAACGCTGGATCACATCTTCGGTGTATGGCGACATGAACTCGCTGATGTAGTCCTGCGGACGATACATCCCTGCGCCACTCGTGACGTAGCCAGCGGCGGGACCGAAGAACGATGCAGCCTCGCCAAGCGATCCAAGGCCGCGATATAGTGCCTCACCTCCGCCAGTGATATACTCGCCTGCCTGACCGAAGAAAGGTTGATACCGTTCCATGAAGTCAGGGATGCCGTTGGCGTCCGCGTCGGCCTTGAGCGACTCCTCAACAAATGTCTCTAGACCGAAAGAGGTATATTGACCTGTAGCCGGATCGTAGACAGTCGGTAGCTGCCCAGCCCTTTGATACTGCGGGATGGCAAACGAAATGTCGGTCAGAGGGCTGCGCGGAATGCCGCCTTCAAAGCGACCGGGCTCACCTTCAGCGCCCTCGACGTAGCGGCCAAAGATCGCGTCTAGCAGGCCTTTTTCAAGCCTTTCCAGATACTCTGGGCGACGCTGAATCTGCTCCACTGTTGCCACATCTTCTTCGGCCATTATGCCATCTCCTCAAGGCGATCCATCAACTTGTAAGCCTTCTGGATGCCACGTTCCTGATCGCCGTTGCCAAGGCCTTTGACGGCATCTTTGGTGAGCACAAACTCACCAGCCATCAGCATTGCCGGAACGTCATCTTTCTGACCAGACCCTTCGTGCGGCATGATGCCGCCATTACGACGGGGGAAGTATTGTCCGTTCACCATGCCGCCAGCGGCATATCCGCCCCATGGGATGTACTCTTCCGTGCCGCCAAACGGCCTGCGAGCACGACGCGTTTCTTCTGACTCTTCTCCCTTGCCGCCCAGTTTGGATAGCAGACCAGAACCGAGCGAGAAGGCAAGTGCTTCGCCAACGGGGCTCGACAGGAGATCTAGGATCTTGCCGCCCTGCATCGACGGGAAGGCGTCGTAGAGAAACGAGCCAATGCCGAGCAGCTTCGGGTTCGCGGCTGGGCCGCGCAGCTTGGCAAGTTGTTCGGCTGCGCGTGTAGAAGTCGAAGGCACCAAGTTCTGTGGGCGCGGAGGTGGCGCAACAACCTTACCAGCGGCTGTTTGGCCTCCTGTCAGCGTTTCAACGCCACCTTCGCCGCCCATGCCGAACGCCTGCCCCAGCGGGACACCGCCAAGGAACGAAGACCCAAGGCCTCCAGTGATGCCGCCGATCAGCGCGTTGCGCAGAGCGTCTTTCGGCTTCGAGCCAGTCAGGAGAGATGTTAGACCAGTCGTAAGGGCCGCTTGACCGAATGGGCTCGCGGCAAGGGAGCCAATCGCTGAAAACAGAGCGGGCAGAAAGAACTCCTGACGACCAGTCATTGGGTTGTAGCTGCCGGTCGGACTGCCGACCATGTAGCGCGTCGGATCGACGCCCTGCTGGCCAATAGCAGTCATGATCCCAGCGCGCAGGCCGGGATTTGCATTCAGAACTGGGCCGGGGACGACCATTTCGCCCGGGGCAACGTGCGCCATTTGCGTGTCGCCATAGCGCCCCATTGCCGCCATATTTTGCATCATGTCGGACCTCGGATGCAGTGCTGCCCTAAGTTACCAAAAGAAGCCGTCAATGGCTAGGGCCGTGTTCACTTGTGATGCAGTTCATCGTCTTGTTGCTGCAATACAGCATATGGTATTGATGCACCATGAAATCCATCGAGACCATAGCTCGATCAGGCGAGTATCTCGTCGCTCACGTCCTTGAGGCGCATGACATTCGCGTTTCCCATGCCAATGTGTCTGGCCATGATCTATGGTGCAGGACCCCAACGGGCAGGCTGGTGAGCGTGCAAGTTAAGACCAGCGCGACGGAAGTCTCTCACCATGCCTCCACAGTCTACGACTTCTCGAACAATAGTATGAGTTGGACCCCAAACGTCTATGCCTTTGTCGCCTTGGACAAAGGCTTTTTTCTTTGCGAGGCGTCGATGTCAAAGCGCAGAAAAATCCGCGCTGACAGCTTCACCAAGGAAGCTATGGAAGAGAGTATCAAGAAGTTTTTCTACTGACCCATGCCCTTGACGGCAGACGCAATCCTGCCAACCCATGTGCGCTTGCTCGCCATCTCAAGGGCTGTGTGTAGCGTCTCCTCATTCCGCCGAAGCCATCCACGACCAAAGGTGTCGAAGGTGCGAAGGCCACGATAGAAAGCCTCGCGCGCATCCGCCATGTCCTGCACGATCTCTTTCGGGTCTTTCTTCTCGACAGCAGCCAACGTCGCAGGCCCAACGCCGCCATCAGGCGTTACGCCGACAACCTTCTGTAGCGCCTTTGCCGCGCGGCCAGTGCCAGAGTTGACGGCCCAGTCGAACACCGCCCAGTCCACGCCACCGGGAAGGTCGTCGCCACGCACCTTGTCCCAGTACAGCTTCTTGTATAGCGGAGCCACGTCCTTCACTGTCAACTTCTTCATGGCATCAGGTGCAGCAGGTTTGCCAATCCACTCTTCCCAGACCTTGCGGGTGACACCCAAATTGGTCTCACCACCGGGGTCTTTGGGGTGATTGACGTAGCCACCCTCGTGCTTGAGGAGCATTTCCAAGCAGTCGTTGAAGTTCTCTTTCACTTCTTCCTCCTGAACAGTCCGATGAACCCGCGCAACATTTCTGGCGGGCTAGGTGCCATCCATCCGATCATAAACGCGATCCAGTACCAAATCGGG